AAACTGGAAAGAATGCCCCAATATTTGAACAAGGCAATTGCAAGTACATCCGACAAGATAAAGTTTGAAGTTTATGAACAAACATTGGACATTGCACCAAGATGGAATGAAATTTTAAGACATAGCATACTTACAGAATCTTATGATTTTGTAGAGAAGGATTTTGGTATGGAGCAACATTTGGTTTATGATGCTTGGAATCCAAGGACTGGTTTCCATTATGCACAACTTCGTTATTATGAAACTACAAGTGGTGTTCCAAGATGGGCAACCATTGGTGGAGAAAGAGCAACCCCATTGATTGAGAAAGAGATAATTAAAGCAGTAAAGAAAGGAGTTGGTAAGTAATGTCAGTAGATGCTTTCACAGTAGATGGAAAGGTGACATTAGATACAAAGAGTTTTAATGCAGAGATAAAGAAGGTCACTACAAAGTTAGAGCAATTAACTGCCATATTTAACCAACCAGTAGATACTGCATCATTTGTCAACAGTTTTAGGGGAATTAAGGCAGAGTTTGATAGCCTTAAAGGAGTTGCAAAGGAAATAAAATCATTGTTTAGGAGCATTACTGATATTCCTAAACTTGTTGAAGATATGGCAAAAGTCAAAGCAGAAGTTCAAAGCCTTAAGGAAAAATGGAGTACAGTTAAATCTGAAACTACTGCAGTTAACAATGAAGTTAGGAAGATGGCAGAGAATTCTGCAAGAGTTAAGGCAGAGATAAGTGCAATAACAAGTTCAACAGAACCATTGACCCAAATGTGGGCTACTATGAATGGGCAACTAATTGAACATTATGACATTCTAGCATATCAAAAATCAGAGATTGGTCAACTTAATACAAAATGGAGAGAAACCCAACAAGTGGTTAAACAGAATACTCAATTCGTTAAAGAAATGAGTACAACAATGAATATGTTCAATGGAGCAAATAGGAATGTCACCAATTACTTTTTGCACGAACAAGAATTATTGCAAACAAGTCTCCAATTGATCCAACAGAAAGCAAGAGCAGAAAAAACCTTCGGATCAGAAATCACTAGAAGTTTCTCTGCATTGATGAAACTAGGTGATGAACTTGAAAGGCAAGTGATGACTACCCAAAAAAGAGCAACTGCATTAAGTAGGGTTGGAAAGCAAATCATTAAGAATGGTAATGAACTTAAGAGAAACCTTACTTATGAAGAAGAAATGGTTGCTACTAATAATCTTATCCAAAATGGTATTGGCAGAACAATAGCAGAGAAATATAGGTTAAATGGTGAAACAAAAGTCACTAATGAATTAGAAACCAGTATTGTGAATTTGCTCACAGAAGAAGAAGGTATCATTGCAAGGTTAACTGGTCAGAAACAGAAAACATTAAATGCCCTTAAGGAAGAGTTGAACCTTGAAAAAGAAATATTGAATGTTGAAAAGCAACAATCTGCAGAAGAAACCAAGCAAACTTCTGAAAAGATGACTGGTGCTAAAGCGAACCAATTGGATAAAGGGGGTTATCTTGGAAGAAGGATTGGTTCTATGGCAGTTACTATGCTTGGTTATCAAGAATTGATGGATGTTTGGGAGAAAACCACTACAAACATCAATGCTAAAGGTTCATATGCTCACTTCGGTAAACAATTGCAGACTGATGAAAGATACCTTAAGCAGACTGGTCAAACTACTGGTCAAGTGGCTAAATCATTAACAAACCTTGATGGTCAATTAAGGAATTTACAGAAGGACTATCGTAAAATCGATATGAGAACTGTAGGTGCTAATGCAGAAGAAACTGCATTTAAGTATGGTCTTCAAGCAGATGCAATCGGAGACTTGTCTGAAGTTATGGCAATATATGGTTCTGAATTCGTTAAACAAGGGAGAAGCCAAGAAGATTCCATCCTTGCATTGAACGATGCACTTGATGGTGAACTTCGTAGGTTAAAAGAAGTGAATGTAACTTCCGATGAGTTAAAAGAACACGGTTGGAAAGGTCAAGGAGACCAAATCGGAATGATTAAAGCCCTTAAAGAAATCGCAGAAGAAAGGGGTTATGATGTAACTGCTAAACAGATTACAAACCTTTCCGATGCTATCACTTATGCAGAGTTACAATTGGCTTTCTTCTTGTCTGACTTATTTGAAATTGCAGAACCATCTCTTCGTAGTGCAGTAATGAAATTGGCTACTGGTTTTGAATGGTTGGCAGATAGGGTTGCCGAATTGAAGGAGTATTTGAAAGGTTTGCCACAACCAGTTAAAGACTTCCTTAAAGAGTTTGGTGCTAATGCAATCCTTGGATTAGTTGGTCTTTGGATTGGTAGAAAGATTTGGGGTGCAGTTAAGAATATGTCCTTGTTTGGGGATGGTTGGTCTAAACTGATGGAGAAACTTGGCAGAACCAAAGGGATGGATAAGGCAACCGAATCTATGGGTAAAATGGGTCAAACTACTGGTGGAACTGTCAGTAACACAAGTGCTAAAGATGGTTTAAAGAACTGGGGTAAAAACCTTGCGAAAAACCTTGGTAAAATGGCAGAAGTCTTCATTGAAGTTGCAGTAGCCATTGCAATGGCTTGGGTCTTGCTAAAAGAAGCGATGTGGATGATAGCCGACATTGGAAAACAATGGGAAGCCCAAAAAGAAGAGTTTAATCAAGGTATGGATTTCATTAAATCATATGGTATTTGGATTCTTGCAATAAGTGGTGTGATGGCTATTGCATTGGATTATTTCACTAAAGCAGACATTGGCAGAGATGATTATGTCAATATGGCTAAAACTGGACTTAAGGTTGCAGAAGGTATAGCCATTTCAATGGGTTTAATAGCCGAAGCGATTGGTTTACTTGTATTGCCACTTGGTGCTATTGCATTCGTTGGGGGTACTGTCAATTTCTTAGGCGATAATTTCACTAAAGGAATGGAAACTTTGAGATTGATAGGTGATGCATTACATACTATCACATCTGATGATACTCTTATGACTATCATATTAGCATTTGGAGTATTGAGTGTTATCTTTGGTGCAAGTGGTTCTACTGTAGGTTGGGCAATGGCAGTAGGTATTGCTACAAGCCTTGCATTGTTAACTGAAGCGATTGGTTTACTTGTATTGCCTTTAGGTGCAATAGCATTGCTTGGGGGTACTGCAAGTATGCTTGGTGAAGATAGCATTAATCAAGGGGTTGAAACTATCAAGATGATTGGTAGAGTCTTGAAAGTGTTGTCTGATGCTATGGTAGACCTTTTTGTAGTGGATATTGCAACATTAGGAATTATGCTTACTGAAAAGGCATCACAGTTGCTTACTGGTAAAACTGGATTACAAGCATTGACTGATGATATTATTCCAAGTCTTACTGATTTCATTAATGATTTCAATGGTTTGGATATGGGCGAACCAGTAGACCAAGCGAAAGTTCAAGCGATACAACAGATGGCTACTGACATACCACCATTATTCCAAGCAATACAAAAGGTTAATAGTGCTTTAGGTACAAGTGATGCAGTTGGCAATATCTTTGGTGCTTTAGGTGGTGGAATTAGTGGTGCTATTGGTATGGGTTTAAGTTCCAAGTTGGATCAATTGTATAATGATATCAAGGATGTTATGGACTTTGCGAATAAACTTGGTGGTCTTGGTACTGGTGGTAATGCGAACACTACTGCTATTCAACAGACTGCTAATGCTATTACTCAATTGAAAACTAAATTGAACCTATTTATTACAACTATTAGTGGTGCAAGTGCAAGAGTACAAAGTGCAAGTCAAAGGTTAGGTAATGCTTTGCCTACTGGTTTTAGGACTGGTAGTGCAAGTTTCAACAGTACAGTTGTTAGCACATTGGCGAAAGGTATTAGTGCAGTTCAATCAAGGTATGGTACTTGGTTGAGTGGTGGTAAGGCATCTGCACAGAAACTTACTGATGGTTTCAAGACATTTGGTGGCAAGTTAAAGTCTACCATTACAACTGAAATGGGTTATGCTTTAAGGACTCTTGATAGTTACCAAGATGATTTCTATCGTAAAGGTCAAGCATTAGGAAAACAACTCTCCGATGGTTTTGAGTCTGAAAAAGGGTTAAATGTTGGTTCTCCAGCAAATATTGCTCGTACAATCGCCAAAGAGATGGAATACTCAATGTTAGCCCTTGATAATGGAAAACAACTAATGTATCAAGGTGGTGTTGCTCTTGGTCAAGCATTAACCAATGGTTACAATTCTTATGGAAACTTGCGAACTGATGTAGGTGTACTTGCCCAAAAAGGAGTAAGTAATGAGCAACTACAAGCAAATGCAAAGAACACTCAATCAAATGGCAACCAAAAAGTAAAAACCCCACAATTAACACAGACAAATATAAATATTGATATGTCAAACTCTACTGTCATCGGAGTACAAGATTTAGATAATAAAATCAGACAAGCAGTAGAGAAAGCAATCGTATCAATGAATAGCCCAAATGGAGCAATAGGATATTAAGGTGATAAAGAATGGCAGATGATTATGAAACAACATTCACATTTAGGAAACCCCAAGATTTTTGGGTACACCTAAACAAGCAAATGGTAATCAAGGATAGGGATACTCTGAATGATGATGGTCTTTATCATCTCATTCTATTCTCTTCTTTACCTAAAGACCCAAATGAATGTATAGATAGTAATGGTTGCCTTAAACAAAGTGCAACTGGAATGGAAAAGATAACAACTGGATATACAGACCAAACATTCCATTTAGGTGTTGAATGGATTGACAATGGTGAAAATGGATTTAACATTTTCCTTGATGAATGGGAAGATAACGATGATCCAACAAGCGAAAAAGTAAATGTAGAAATACCAATCGATGAAGAAACAGAATTTTATGTGATGGGAGTTATGCTTTGCAAGGTAACTGGTTCTGATACTGGAAATGATTATGTGGTTGCTTTTGCAAGGAACAGTACACCAGTTCGTTGCTTTAACTACATTAGTCTAATGTATGGTTCATCTTTTGTAGGACATAAAAGTTGTAATACTGATGGTGATAATAATGCCTAATAGCGAAACCACATTCGTATTCAGAAAGTCTAAATACTTTTGGAAGTTTGTAAACAAGCAATTTGACCTATCCAATATGAATGACATTTTTGATAAAGTAAATGAAGGAGATTACACTTTCGTATTAGCAGAACAAGTTCCAAATGACATCTACACTTGTATAGATAGTGAAACTGGTTGCTTAATCGAAGATGCAGATGGATTAGACATTATAGACCTTACTGATGTATATTCCAATTTGACTGGTGTTGAAGATTTACCATACTTTAAGTTATACTGCGACTTGATAAGAGATGGTGAAAGTGGCTTCACCTTGAATATGGATAGTGGATCAACAGATGTTCAAATCCAACTTGGTGATAGTCAAACCATTTACTTGCAAGGAATGTTCCTATGCAAAAGAGAAGCCAGTCAAACCCACGATGAAAACTTTGTATTGGCTTATGCTACCATTGGGCAACCAATTAACATTCGTAACTTCATCAATGTACCATTCCAATCAATGATAATGGGAATTGGCTATTGTGCAAACCAACAACAATAAGTGGTGATGTATGATGACAAATAAGACATTATACAAGGCACAATGGTTTTGGCAAGACTATGTTGGAGCGAAATGGCAAAACTTAAGTTGGGGGAATACTGGAGATAGTAGGGCTACATATGTATACCCACAAGGTAAGAATAGTCAATCACAGTACAAACCAAAAAGTCTTTTCTATCATTATCAGATGACTGGTATAGATTCAAGTAAATATAAACTTGATAGTGTAAACTTCGTGCTTGTCATCGGTAAATTTAACACTAACAGTAATGATTTACCAACAATTAAGATTTTTACTGGTGATAATAATGCACCTTATCGCAAAGAACCAATCAAGGTAGTGAAATCCTATACTCACTTGAAAAACAAGTATGATTTTGATAGTCATACTTTACAATTCAATCTTAAAGGAGTTACTATTGCTCAATTGAAAAACTTAATCGTTGAAGTCGATTGGAGCAGAACTAACATAACTGGCAGTTCTACCATTAGTGTTAATCGTGCAAGACTTGTAGTAAATTATAGCCTACAAGATCCGAAGTGGGCATTGTACAGTTCAATATCTCCAAGTTCTGCTACTACTAATGATAAGGTTGCTTGGAAATTGACTGTTAAGAATACTGGTTATTGTAGCAGTTCTAATAGTGTGAGTTTATCGTTGCCGAAAGGTGTTTCGGTGGTTAGTTCAAGTGGTGGTGGTGCTTATAATAACTCATCAAAGACTTGGACTTTTGGGCAAATATGTAAAGGTGGAAGTGTAACAAGAACATTCTACTTAAAGAGTTCAAGTGTTGGTTTGAAGAGTCTTAAGGCTACTAACAGTTCAAGTTTGGTTACTAATAAAAGTGTTACACAGAATGTTACTTTTATCCAGTATATTCCACCACCAAAACCAGTAGATGTGGTTACTTATACTTTCTATGATGAAGCCCGTTTTGAGAAAGAGCCTTATCAATATTTTGACATCAATATTCAAGGCTATGGGAACAACCACATCGGCGAAGAGTATGTTTGTTATAACTTGGCTACATCAGAGAATGTGGAAATGTACTTGCCACTTCGTGCTACTGCCGAATTAGTTGATGATGATGATAACATTGTTGAATTGGTAACTGACTCAAGCATTTCTGATACTGATAATAAGTTATGCCTACATATTGAAAGAATCGGTGATGATTTTGTCGCAAATATAAGGGTTTATGCATATTTCTTGGATGATACTTATGGAACTGTGACTACCACTCAAGGAAATAACACTTGGAGTAAAGAATTTGACATCTTGCCACAAAGGGGAGTCAAATTATTCACCGATGATGTGATTTCAAGGGATACAACTTATGTAACAAATTCTATTAACATTGGTGTTCCTAACATTTGGACTATAAGGGCAAATGTTTCAAGAAACAATTTCTTCGATGAGAAAAAGGAAAGTATGGAAATCAGTATTGAAGATAGGATTGCTTATATTGGAGTAATACCACTTTCAAGATGCCATAAGGCAGATGTAACTGCCGATAGCAAGAATAGTCTTATTGAGAACAGATATTTGAACAGAGCATACTATGGTAAGAAAGGAGATTACTCCGAAGACATCAAGATGACCTTAAGGATTCCTTGGTATGATGTTGCTACATTGCAAGGACTTGTTGAAATGGATAAGCCAATCCCAATCGACACTATCCCTAATCGTGCAGATGGTGATCCACTCAATCATCGTGGTTGGGCAGAAATCTACGAAGTTACTAATATCAAAAAGATAAATGATTTGTATTATGAATGTGATGTTGGTGTTAAATACTTATCTCACGATATTAATACAAGGTTCACTATCACCGAAGCGAAGAAGATAACTGAAGCCACTATCAAGTATTATCTTGCATTGGTTCACGATTACAATATGGACTTACTGGATATATTCAAACTTAACTATTATGAGTTTTGGACTACACTTGAAGATGCGAATGGTGATAAGATTGGTAGTTATAATATTGACCCAAACACTACCCTTATAATGAATAGGGATTTGAATAAACATTCTACTTATGATATTGTGTTCAGAAATACTGTTCCAGTATTGCGAAGTGAAGATTATGATGGCAATTGGGAAATGGCATTAAAAGTTATTAACAAGGATAATAACAATGTAGTCTTTGAACACGATTATAATAATTTCAAGCATTACGATTTCACTAATCAGTATGCAGAGAATAGTGCAGATGCAACAAGCAAATACTTGAATGGTGCAAACTACGAAACACTTAACTTTGAAAAAATTGGTCTTGGCTATGATGAACTTTCACCTTTGATTGAAGATATGAAAGTGGCTACTCACTTTAACACAAAGGAAACAGTACACATCACAGACCCTACTGAACAATTTGAAATATTTCTGTTAGATGCTTACAACAAAGGAATTGAAAATGCAACAGTAAATGTGAGAATAACTGGAGCAGACAATTTCACAACAACATTCAATTGCATAACCGATTTGTATGGTAGAATATTCTTCAATGTAGACTGGGGAAATGGGGATTATACTGTAACCTTGAACTTCTTTGAAAATGAGAAATATAGGGCTTGTACTTATTCAGTTGGATTAGAAGTTGAACTGGAATATGTGCAATATCATTTCACTTACCCAAGCAATCAACAATTCATAGGATCTGACTCAAACTTTGTCTGCACTTTGTTAGATGATAATGATGATCCAGTAAGTAATACTATCTTGCATTTTAGTTTCAAGGATATTGGTAATGATGAGTATGAACACGAAGAAACTGTAACTACTGATGTGGATGGTAGGGCTACTATTCCTATTCAAAGGATGAATGGTAGTCAGATGATTAGAGTAAACTTTAAGGGTTACTCTGATAATGGTACTGTTTATCAACCAGTTCAATTTGAAGAGCAGATTAATGTTACTAATCTTAATCTTTCTGAATTGATTGTTGAAGCCGATAATTTAGAGATGGTGCAAGGGGATAGTGAGAAACAGTATTCTGTTATTGTGAAGAATAAGGAAACTGGTAGTGTAGTGCAAGATTTGGATATGGATTTCTACTTGTATAATAATGATGAGTCTTACCATCTTAATGCAACAACTAATAGTTATGGAGTTGCAAGTGTTTCAATCTACTTGAAAGGTGGTGCTTGGAAAGTAGATGTTTGCTTTAAAGGGAATGAAACATATAATCCTTATATTGTTACAAGGAATGTACTAATCTCTAATTTTGTACAATATGAAAGTTATATTGAAACAGAGAACTTGACATTGAATGAGAATAAGATATTAGATGGTAGTCAAGGATATTATACTGTCAAATTACTTGATGAGAATAGTAATGTTGTGATTGATGAACCAATTAGCATTAAAATCTACGATTATAAAGGTATTAACTCAAGTGTAGAGAACCCTTATGTTGATGCAATCTTCAGAACTGATGAAAATGGTAAAATTGAAGTTCCTTTCATTAGCCACGATGAACAAGTGATAATGTACTCTACTTACTATGGTAGTGTTACTCATAAACCTTGTGATTATGTTGATGTTGTAACATTTGAAACAATCCCAACAAAGGTTATTCAATCATTATCAAAAGTAACTGAAACAGTAATTGACCATCATACTGGTGAAGAAGCCGAAGAAGATTATATAAAATTAACTATTGGCAGTACATTGCAAAATAGGTGGGATAGTGATGCTTGTATAGTGAACTCTACTGATAATGTTAGAATGACAAGTGCATACCCTAAAATCAATGACTTGGCAGAAGTTATTAGTGGAGAATATAATCCTTATGTATTAAACAATGATACATTGCCTAAAGGGGAACATAAAGTAACTGTATTGAAGAAAGGTGATGCTAACAATTATTCAATTTGTAGAACTTTCACTATCAGAACTGTAAATGATGAAAGACCTAACTTTGCTTACTGGTGCAGTATGCAAGATGTACTTGATGAAAACTGGCAACTTGAACAAGTAGACCTTGTCAATACTGGAAAAGTAGGAGATTATGTTCATATTCGTTTCAATAGTAATGTTTGGTTGCCTACTGGAACATTAGTTGCTATCAAAAGTGGATATGTCAGTTCATCTTCATATGGTACTGAATACAAGACTATCACAAAGGATTACTATGATGAAGATGGTAACTTAAAAACTTACTTTGAAGTGTATGGTGTATTGACTTCAGAGCAGACTTGGAGATTTGAGTTTGAAGATACTTACAATTGCAAGGCAATATGGTATGAACACGAAATTGCATCAACATCTTCTACAAAGAATAATGTTACAGTTAGTCAAACTGGTTTTGCATACAATAATGAAACTCACCAAGACATTAAAATCACAATTGCAAGGGGATCTGATGTAATATATTACACTAACAATTATTACATCATCAAAGCATTTAATGTAGAAACCAATGAAGAGTTGTACTATTATTCATTCATTAATGATAACTTGAAACCATCAGAGATTTCATTTGACTTGACTACAACAAGTAATGATGAACCGAACTGGAAACTGGAAATCTTTTTAAACAGTACAGATACTGATAAATGTGGATATTACACCACTACTGGTTTGATTACCACTTCAACAGTAATCAATACTGATACAATACTGCCAATCTTTGCAGATGGTAACAGTTATATTGAAGATGGTAATAGTATGACCTTTGAAAATGGTGGATTTAATTTTACATATGGTGATGATATTTTAGGAGAATGATAATTATGGCAATTTCAACTGGAGTATATTCATATATGGAAAGGGAATTTATCTCTTCAAATTATTATAACCTTTCATTTAATCTTTCAATAGGAGTACATTCTGCAAGTGCCTTTGTATTTGGTCATAATCCTAATTTGCAAACTCTTGATGGTTTATTCTTGTTTAAGGATAAAATAGAATTATATATTGATGATGAATTAGTGGATGCTATATATGGTATTGAGAACACTACTGGGAGAATGGACATAATTAGGCAAGGAACAACATTTACTTTCTTTGCAAATGATGTTCAGATTTATACAACTGAACAGTTATCTTGGAATACAGTAGGTGCATATAACCAACATCCTTATTATGCAAAATTGTATACTGATAATTTTGTCTTGAAACCATCTATTGTTACAGAGATTACTCCATCTACTGCCGATTATGATGGCACTACTTTCGGTTCAAATATTCATCTTGAATTGGATGATAATCAGTTAAGTTTGATTGATTATGGTATGCTACCACAAGGAGCAGTTGGTGGGGGTAAAGTAATCTTGAATGATGTTCCATTGGAAAGTGCTAACAAGTATGCAATCCAATTGGAGATGAAATATAACAATACAAGGTTTGAAAGGTTGAATAACTTGACTGGGCAAATGCAGATGAGAGTCTACGAAGATATAATGAGTTCGGAAACAGTAAAGGATTATGAAAAGACTCTCTGTTCACCTATGCCAGTTCCAAACTCACGAACTGTTTTCACAAGACACTCCAATGAAGGAACACTATACTTTGTACAAGATCCACTCAATGCTAATTCATCATTCCTTACAAATGCCTACAACCAATATAAAGGGGGATGCTCAATTACATCAGAAACTGGAATTTATCTCTCAAATTTAGATAATGCAATTTCCCCAGTATTTGTGGGAAATGAACTTGTAAGGGCAGAGTTCCATCGCCGAAGTGGATTTATCAGAATATCAAGGTATGATGAGTCTACTGGTGATTGGGCTACTGTAAACACTTTCAAACTTCGCAACTACCCACAATTATCATTGAATCATTACAATGATGATTATGCAGAAATCCAATTCGGAAACACCACTTGGAAGTTCTATCGTGGCAGACCATTCATAGTCTTAAACCATAGCCAAGATGATTTAAGGATAATGAACCTTGTTGATAGGGTTTACTGCGAAACAGTAGAAAACCAAAGGGGAATGGGTTTCATAATAGACCAAAACCCTAATGAACAAACTACTGTAACTGATGAAAATGGAACAGTATTAGGGAATTATAGCACATTCAATCCACAATTAAGTATTCAACAGTTCAAACAAGAACTGCATATTGGTGAGAACATTCGCTTGGATAACTTTGAATTATACGAAGCCGATAGCAATCAGAATATTGGTGATGTCGCTACCAATTCCCAACTTGGAATACTAAACATTGATAACGATAATGCACTTCAAATCTACAAGGAAGATACTAATTTAGCATTGAATTTCCCAAGTTATTCAAGTTATGTTGAGAGAGTCAATGATACTTTCACATTATCTATTGATTACTTGGATTGCCCATTTGAGAACATTAAGATTAAAGCAAGGGGATTCGATGAGAAAGGTGCAGTTCCAGTAAAAGAGAATATCCAATATGGTATATGGGAGCAGACAGTAGATGTTGAAGTGGATACTACTGCAACCGATAGTGTAAGGGCTACATTTACTAACTGCCCATCAGAAGTTAAATACATTGACTTTGTTATCTTCTTTACTGGAGCAAACAGTACAGACATAATACTCAAAGACTTGATGTACTATGATGGTGATGCAATACTTAACCACGATGTAGACACTTCAAGAGCATTTGCAGAGCAAGTAACAATCAACTTCGCCGATACCTACTTTGCAAACATCTACAACGAAAAAAGCGATTGTGGGTTGTGTATAGCAAGACCAAACCAAGAACCATTTACATTGACATCATTAAAGGCAAGTTCCGAAACAGTATTAATCCCCTATATGAAAAAATCAACTGAATGGGATAAACCACAACAAGTATTCCTTGAATACTTAAATGCAAAACAACAAGTAATCGACATTGATTGGGAGAATTAGACTATGGCTTTTTCAAGACACATAACAAGGAATTTCAATGCAAACAAGACTCATCGTATTCGCTATGATGAAGATGATTTCCTTTGTCAAATCTTCCGATACGATAAGACTTTTGAAAAGCATTATACTCCTAACAATGGAACTATAACTACAAATAATGTAATAAATGGTGAGAAGAAAACATTCAATGGGATGAGTTGCTATCAAAGTCTGAATGATAAGCAAATGACTATCAAAATAAAGTACAATGCAAAGGAAACAAGCCCAAATTACAGATTGGAATTATTGTTTGCAAACACTCACAAGAAAACATCAACAAGTAAAAAGGAATCCAATCTTAAGGCTACTGCAACAATCAAGGTCAATGGCGAAACATTACCTAACAGTATGACAATGATTGGTACTGATGTGAACTTCAGTAGGAACTACCAGTATTGTACTTTGAAACAAGGGGAGAACACTATTGAATATGTTCTCTCATCCAACACTTTATTCATTGGTTTGGCAATCAAAAAGTATGAGATATGGGAAGCCACAAGACATAATGCAAGGGATGATAAACTCACTATGATTAAAGCAACAGTAGAGCATACTCAAGACTTTAGCATAAACACTATGACTTGTGAGTTTATGTATTATCATCTACTTGATGAGTTGCTTGAGCCGACAGATCCAAATGCTAATCGTAGTGGATTAATCTTTGATTATCGTGATGAAATAAACCTTTATGTCAAAGATACAAATGGCAACCAACAATTAGTTTTTGGGGGTTACATCTCACTTTGTGAAGTCGATGATGATTTGACAAAGGTTACAATGGAATGTGCAGACCGACTAATTGACTTGGATAGAAGATATTGCCTTTCAGAAGTTACAATCAACCATTACCAAACTGGTGAAAACGATGATTACAGTTCCCATATTGACTTGAAAAAGAATTATAACAATTATAGCGACCCTTTAAAGTTCTTGTTGAATAATAATGAAATCTATTTGAAATCTAACTTGAAGATAGGGGATTCATTAGTTGATAGGACTAATCGTAATCTTGCAACTTATAAGACAAAGGGTTATACTAAATTGACAAAGAGCAATATGTCAACTCAAGTGAATAAGGGTAGCATTACTCTTCGTAATGGTGCAGACACTTTGAAACCACAAAGTGTTGTTATTTATGATGATAGTGTTAATAAGGATACTGTACTCTTGAACACTTACCCTAACCTTTATTTCCATTATGGATTAGGAGTTGAGAAATGGGAAGAAAAGGTTGAAGAAACCAAGACTGTTACTGTTCAAGGCAGTACAAAGGCAAGTGAAACTTGGATTAAAAGAGCCAATAAGATTACAAGTGCTACTGGGAATAGTGCAATAAAACCAATATGGCAATACTGCTACTCAAAAATCAAATATGTTTATAAAAAGGATTTCTACCAAAGTGCAGAGAAAACTTGTAGTACAAAGAAAGGAAACTGTTGTTGCCAAACAGAAGTGTTACTCAACTTATTAAATGCTAAAGGAGTAACAGACCTTAAATATTGCCACTCTCACAATTCAAAGGGTGGTCATGTGTTTGCAAAGGTAAATGGCAAATATTTAGACCCTACTACACGAAATGGGTATGGAAATTACATTAAAACTTATGGTTCACCCATTAAGATAACTGATTTCCCAAACAAACCATTCTAAAGGAGATGAATATATGGCTACAAAGAAAACATTCTATATTGTATCAGACAATATACAGACAAAAGCAAAAGATAAAGCAAGGATACAAGCCATCGCAAAAGCATTTCAATCCATTGGGCATAAGGCAGTTGTCGGAGCAGTAGGCAGTAATATGCACACCAAACCCAAATCATATGGTTGCACAAAGAAGAATGATGTGTGGGTCTGTGTCTTTGGGGGGGCTTGTGCAGGTACTATTGCCGATTTAACTGGTTATACTGGCTTTGGAGATTGGTTCAAGAATGACCAGTTGAAGAAAGCCAGTTTAATGTTCATATTTTTGAGTAGACCAGAGGGTAGGGCTTCTGACATCGCTTCTATAAAAAAACTGGGCATAGCACACGATGATAATTTTTCAAGGAAAGTTAAGAACTTTACTGGGATAAAGAATCCATCTAACTATCTCAAGAACCATAATGTAACTTGGATTGAAAGTGGAACTACAACTGGCATAGTTAATCTTATCAAGAATCAGAACTTTCAAGGAAGTGGATTGAATCTTGGTGGGTCTAATCAGACTGGTGAAAAGGAAATAACCAACAGTTACACCATTACACACGGTTTTGACAAAGATAATCCTTTTGAAGCCTATTTAAAGATAGATTATGCAGTTAATAAGCGAAATGGGGAAGTTAAAACGATTTATGTTGATTGGAGTAGCGAAGCCCCAAGTAATAGTCGAAAGTTCGACAATGATTATGGTATCGTATGGCAGAATAGGAAAAAGTATATTCACGAAATAGACTTGCTTGACAAGATTAAGACTGCCGAATCAGATTATGCCCAAACATCTACGAATAAATATTATTTGAAAAGAGTAACATTTCTTCGTGATTTCCAAAATGTCATCGATGACATTGATACTGAAGAAGATGAGTCTAAAGCATATGATAACAAGGATAAGTCAAGTTATAAGATGTTATTGTATGACCTTGGAGTCTTTAGTGGTGAAGTCGCAAAAATGGAGAGTCTTGGTGTAAGTGGAAAGACAATCCTTGATGGTATGAAAACAATACTTGAAAAAAGTGGATACGATTGGAGCATTAAATATAACAAATGGCGAAATGGTGATGCTTTAACTTTTACTGATGGTTCTGACAATGAAAAGGACATCAAATATACTTTCAATGAAGGATTTGATGGGAATATCATTGGAATTAGCAATGTAAAGTATTCTCCAACAAGCCAGTTAATGAATAGTGCAGTAACCATCTTCAAGAGCAAGAAGAAAGAGAATGATCCTACAATGACTTATAACTATGCTAAAAAGAGTAAAATTGATGAAATATTACGATATGGTGAGCAGATGAAAGTGGAAAACCTTTCAACTGAAACTGGTAGCAAGGAAGCCACACAAAAGGCTTATGATAATTTGATGAAATATTTCCAACCAATCACCACTTTTACAGTTAAAAGTGTAGGGCTTCCACCAGTTGGTATTAATGATTGGGTTGAAACAAAAACTGTTAATCCACTTTTGACTAATGAATATCAAGTGGCTTCAAGGAAAATCAGTATTGATGTAACTGATAGACCAATGATTAGCACAGAATTTGGTCTTGGTGATATTGATGCTCCATTAAAGGTTAAGCAGAACCTTGCAGAACAAAGAAAGAAACTTGTAAGAGAACAGTTAGACTTGAACGAACCAGTAACCTATGATGACAAGTTTGATGATAATTATGTATGGGTGAATTAAGATGTTGAATATGGATCAGACACAACGAAGAGATATTGACACTACTCTTGATGATAGATTGACATTGGCTATTGATGAAGAGAATATTGCAGATAATCCATACATTTTTGAGCCATTAAGTTTCATTGGGAATAACTGGTTTAAGCAAGGTAGTAACATTGTAAAACTTAACCTTGCAGAGCAAGATAGTCTTATCTTCTTATCATCACCATTAGTTAAGTTGGCTCAAAAGGATATTACTAATGTTATAGTTTCATTTGATTATCAAGTTTCTAATGTTAGTGTGAATTATCCTATCTTGAGCAACATATCTCTCACTTGTATGGAGATGACTAATTATATGTTAGTCGAAAATATCCTAACTACACAAGGACATATAGATGTAGATTGCTCATTATTTAACTTTAGTAGCAATGTTGTAAATACTTCAATAAGTGAGCAAGGATTCAAGGTAGGTATCAACTTCAATGGTAATAAATCAAATGCAACTATAAAATTAAGCAATGTTCAGATACAATTCAAATATCAGAATAAATTATCCACTCAAGAAGATAGTGTAGTGAACCGACTTGAGCCACATATTGATTTTTGGAGAGATGGTGATGACCTTATACTCCAAATTGGTGGTGATGCAAGTGGCAAAGGTATGGATCATAGTGGTGGTGGTGATGTTGATACATATACTAAATCAGAGATTGATGCTAAACTTGACTTGAAAGTCAATGTTGAAACTGGCAAAGGGTTAAGTTCTAATGATTATACCTTAACTGAAAAGACTAAACTGGGTACTGTTGAAACTAATGCAAATTATTATGTTCATCCAAGTAGTCATCAGACTGGTATGGTTACAGAAGAATCTGCATTGACTAACTTGGAAACTTCAGTTAATGCTACTCAACACGAAATCAACCTTGCAATAGATAGCAAGATAACAAGTGGAAATTATATGACTATAGCAGATTATGAAAATGATTTATCTGCAAGAGATGAAACAAGTATTTTTTTAAGAGAACTGGATAATTTAATACAAGCGATTACTGGTAGGGGAGATTTATAATATGGCAAGTTTAAGCGACCTTTATATACATTTGAAAACTTTATGTGAGCAATGGTTTTATACAAAAAGTGAGATGGATACAAGTTTAAGTGGAAAGGCAAGTAGCACACACTCCCATAACAACATCTCCAATGATGGAAAAATTGGAACTACTGCAAATAAGCCTTTGATTACTACAACTGGTGGTGTCATCACTACTGGATCTTTTGGAACAAGTGCTAATACTTTCTGTCAAGGAAATGATAGTAGATTAAGTGATGCAAGGATACCAACAAGCCATAATCAAGCAAGTAGCACTATAACAGATAATAACACTTACAGTAATATTGGCAATTCAACTGGAACTCAAGAATCTATTAATAGTGCAATCAATACAAAATTAGGAGAGTTAGTTGATATTAACTTTGTTACTGTGGTGCAGACTTTACCTACTGCAAGTGCCAGTACAATGGGTAAGATTTACCTTGTAGCGATAACTGGTAGTGGTACTAACAATTATGCAGAATATGTAACTGTAAAAGATGGTAGCAATTACTCTTGGGAGAAGTTTGGTGAAGTTAGTGGTAGTGGATTGTCTGTTGATTGGTCTGATATTACAAGTAAGCCATCTACTTATCCACCAAGTAGCCATACTCATAACAATATTACCAATGATGGTAAGGTTACTGTTACTGGTACAAGTGGTGGAAATATGGTAGTAACTAACAGTAGCAATGAAGTTATCGTAGACACTACAATCAATGTAATGGATGCACTTGTTCAACAATTAATCACATATGGGAGCAGTTAGATTATGAGTACAATAGCAAACCTTTATGCAGATTTGAAAACATTATGTAGCCAATGGTTTTATACTAAAACTGAAACTGATACTGCATTGAGCAGTAAAGTGAATAGTGTAACTTTTGGCTTTGATGATACCAATGAAGAACTTTATGTGGAAGTGTTATAGATGGTGAAATTTACTGTACCCTTATCAGATATACTGGGAAGTGCTTATTATCGTTATGAGTTAGTTTCAAGCAATTACAATCCAAATATTAATAATACAATCACTATCACTTGTACTTGCAAGAATGTATTAGGTAACCCAGTAAGCAACAAGACAGTAGAACTGTTTCAGAATGGCACAAGTATTGGAACTGCAACCACCAATGCAAATGGAATAGCAACTTGGACTATCACTTGTAGCAATTGGGGAATACAACACTTCAATGTAGAAAACAAATCAATCGATGTAAGAGTAACTGGATACATACAAACAAGTGCAAATAATGGAATGTACACTATTTATGAATGGGAAGATAAGGTTGGGTTGAAGATATATATTAACTCAAACATCAGTTTCACAACTGCTTGGAAAAATGTCAATGATTGGGCAGTACCCCATAGATTAAAACCTGCATATCCAGTAACTATGGTGGGGCTTAATGCTACAACTGGGCAACAAAACATTGCCTTTGGGGTAAGGGAAAGTGCAGACCATACCAAAGTGGAAATCATCGTAAAAAGTCTTACTGGTTCAACTATTAGCACACAGTTGTACAATTATATTGAATGGAGCAAAGTATAGTTTGTGATGAGTATAAGAAATATTAGGAGCGAAAAGCATATGACAATCAGATTCGACAAGGCAGAAATGCAAAAAGCAATGAAACAAGTGAAAGCAAGTGTAAAAAGTGGAAAAGGGCAACCAAAAGAATTACGAATGAAAGCAATGAATGGCAAAACCTACACAATGAAACAAAAAGCATATTGTGGATTGTTTGATAATCAAGCAAAATTCTTCATACACCATTCAAGGTTGCCTAATTACTGCACATACTTATACGATAGCCCAACTGCTTTCGTAGGTCAAGAGCAACCAAATGGTTGGACTTGTGGCTCAACAAGTCTTGCAAATGCAAGTACACAAATCTTAACCTACAAGACAGAAAAACAATGCAGAAATGCTTGTAACACAACCAAAGATGGAACAACACCAAGCAACCTAATCAAAGGTGCAGAAAAACTTGGAATGAAAGTAGAAAAAATAAACCGAACATACAATGCAGTAAAAAGTGCAATAAGCAAAGGATACTCTGTAATCGCTCATATAGAAACTGGTGGAAACACCAAACCAACTTGTTTAGGTTTCCAATCAAATTTTGGTCATTGGATTTCAATCTACAATGTAACTGGAGATTACAAGTTCAAAGTCTATGATCCAACAAAAGGTTACCATACTTGCAATGCAAACCAAATCATAAAAGCCACAAATGGCAGACAAATCTATTTCTATCAAGTCAAACCATTATAAAGGTTTGGCTTATTCTTTTTTTAAACCATAAGTAATACTTTTTCTACAATTTGTAATAACATCACCTTTATATACTACAAAATATAATAAATAGTATTATCTAATTGCTCTTTTTTGGTTAATATATCGTAGTAGATATTATTACACCACTACAATATATTGACACCTTTAAAGAGCAACCGAATAAAGGTGATAATATGGAAGAAAGTCATTACTTTAGTAAATTCGTAAATGAGCGACATTTAAGTGTCGCTTCAGTAAAACAGTACAGAGCAACACTTCGCCAGTACTGTAAAGTGCAAGGGTTAAGCCTTGATGAGTTAATTGATGAAGCCGAAGCCGAAGAAGAAAAAGGGATTCGTATGAAGAAAAGAACCTTGAAAACAAGGCTTGTGAACTTCAGATGCCATATCATCAGAACTGATAGTAAAAATACTATCGTGAATAAGATGAATCAAGTCAAGGCATTCTATAAACATATGGAGATTGAAGTTCCCCAATTGCCTTATATGTCTGATAAGAATATAAGGAAATCTAAACCTATTGCCTTTGATGATATTCCTACAAAGACTATCATCAGAGAAGCCCTTGATTTTTCAAGTCTTTTGATGAGAAGCCTTATCTTATTAATGACTTCAAGTGGGATGGGCAAGGCAGAATGCTTATCCCTTTCAGTAGGTCAATTCATTTCTGCTTGTGGCAAGATGGATGAGAATAAATCTATCCACGAAATGCTCATCGACATCTATTCAAGCGAAGAGTTAATCATACCGACTTTTCACTTGAAAAGGCAGAAGGTAAATGCGTTTTATTTTACATTTGC